ATCTGAATATAAATATTGGCAAGAAGTTAAACAAGAAATAGAAAAATTATAATTATGCCAGTTAAAAAGATAATCTTAACAGACAGTACAATCGGCTCAGTAGTTGAGAACGATAACGAGCAAAAGGCACAATACCTAACTGCCATTAATAGCTTAATCAATTCACAAGAATTTCAATTATACACGCCAAGTCAAAAGGCTGCGGTTATTGGAGAACAAATTAACATTTATAAAGATATAAAACATGCGATTAAATAAATACACCGAAACAGAATTAGACTTAATTATTCAAGGAATAGTTTTACAATTCGATTACATTGAACCAATAGATGATGCTTATAATTTAAAGGTAAGAGCTTACATTTTAGACAATAACATGATCAACATAACTGCTAATTGGATTGTTGGTAATCACGAATACAACGATGATCAGTATGCTTTTAGTAGCGTCGAGTTTAAAGTAAACAAAGATTCTAATTTAAGAAAGCTAACCAATGAATTAAACGATGCTTTGAACGTTGTAATTGCTAAGGCATACGATAGTGAGATGCAAGACTTTGATTTTAAAGATGAATACTAACCCCTAAAAATAAATAAAACATGAGTTCAATTGTAAGTGCGTCAATAGATTTGACGAAAATCGAAGAGAGTAAAGTGATTGAAAAAAACGGTAAACGTTGGTTAAACCTAACCATTTCAATAAATGATACAACTGATACATACGGTAATAATGCCAGCGTATCAATTAATCAAAGTAAGGAAGAGCGTGATGCGAAAGCTCCAAAGGTTTACTTAGGTAACGCTAAGGTGATCTGGAGTGATGGCACAATAAAATTAGCCGAAAAGAAAGTTGCATTTTAAAAACTAATTAATTACATTTGTACAAATACTACCACCAAATGAAAACATTAATCATTAACCCCTTATTAGAAATGCCTGTGGTAGGGCTATTTAGTAGGGGGTTTCTTATATAAAAAAACTATGAAAAATTTATTAAAAGCATTAGCAGAATTTCAGCAAGCAGTTCCTGTTATTCACAAAGGTACGCAAGGTTATGGCTACTCATATGCAAACTTAGCTACTATCTTTGAAATTATTAATCCAATTTTAAAAGCGAATAAGTTAGGCTTTACGCAATTAGTTGGCGATAATAATATTAAAACAATTATCTTTCATTATGAAAGTGGTGAGCAGTTAGAAACAATTACAACCATTCCACAAGGAACTAATTTAAAGGGTATGAATGACTTTCAAACATTAGGTAGTGCTATTACTTACATTCGCCGTTATGCTTTGTCAAGTGCCTTAGGATTGATTACTGATAAAGATACTGATGCAAGTGGTGAGCAAGTTAAACCAACACCAACACAACCAACAATTGACATTGAAGGAGCGAAAGCTAAACTAATCGTTGTTAAGACACTTGCAGAATTAAAACAAGTGTATGAATCACTACCTAAATTAGAAATGGCTAATGCCGATGTAATAGCGTTAAAAGATAAACTTAAAGCAACTTTGAAATAATGGTAAAAATAGAAATTAAAAACAGATTTATTGGTAAAATTATTTTTGAATTTAGTAAAGAAAATAATACAATTAAAGATACTATGTATGAATATATTAGACAAGAAATTGAAAGTGGAAAAAGCTATGCGGATTTAAGCTATGCGGATTTAAGCTCTGCGGATTTAAGCTATGTGGATTTAAGCTCTGCGGATTTAAGCTATGTGGATTTAAGCTCTGCGAATTTAAGCTATGTGGATTTAAGCTCTGCGAATTTAAGCTATGCGAATTTACGCTCTGCGAATTTACGCTCTGCGGATTTACGCTCTGCGGATTTACGCTCTGCGGATTTACGCTCTGCGAATTTAAGCTCTGCGAATTTAAGCTATGCGAATTTACGCTCTGCGAATTTAAGCTATGCGAATTTAAGCTCTGCGGGTTTAATCTCTGCGGATTTAAGCTATGCGGATTTAAGCTATGCGGATTTAAGCTCTGCGAATTTACGCTCTGCGAATTTAAGCTATGCGAATTTAAGCTCTGCGGGTTTAATCTCTGCGGATTTAAATAAACGTTACATGTCAATCACACGCATAGGCTCATCAAATAGAATGACTACATATTGTTTTGATGACGACATTATTTGGTGTGGTTGTTTTAAAGGTACTTTACAAGAGTTTGAGGATAAAGTAAATGAAACTCATAAAGATAATGAGTTGTATTTAAAACAATATTTAGGAGCTATTAATTATATAAAATCTTTGAAATAATGAATATATTTAAAATCCAAGCAGAATACCAACAATTAGTAAATGAGCTAATTGAGAATGGTGGCGAGTTGACTCCAGAGTTGGAGTTAAACTTGCAAATAACAAAAGATAACTTTCATTCAAAGTCTGAGAACTATGGTTACATAACTAAGCAATTTGATGCTGAAATGGATATAATTGATAATGAAATAAAGCGTTTACAACAAGCTAAGAAAACGAGAGAGAAAGCTATTGAACGTTTAAAGGCTAATATTGAAATGGCTATGATAACTTTTGAAGTGGATAAAATTGAAACGCCACTAATTAAGATATCATTTAGAAAGTCTGAAAGTGTAGAAGTTGAAGACGTTAATAATTTGCCAGCTCTTTACAAAGTTGTTAAGGTTAGCGAAACTGCTGATAAATTAAAGATAAAAGATGCTATTAAGTCAGGTATCTTAATCGAGGGATGTTCAATTAAAACTAATCGTAATTTAAATATAAAATAATATGGCACACGAAAAAGCAAACTTCAAAGATATATTTACAACTTCATTAGAACTTATAAATATAATGGAAAACAACGGTTACGAATTTAGTAATCGAAATAATGATGCGTTTAGTTATTTTAAACGTGATTTTATAATAACAGTTTCAACTCAAATAAGCGGACACCTATCTGTTTATTTACATTACAGTAAAAAGAAAAATGAATCAACTGATACATTGAAAATAAATCAGTATCTTAATTTAACTGATTTCAATAAAAGTATAAGTGAATGCGAGTTGGAATGTTTAAAGGTAGCAAATCATTTTAACTAATCCTTTTTACCATTTTTAAAATCAATTATATTTTGAACGGTAACAATACCCAAACATAATAAACTAAATGATAGCTAGGCTCTCTTTAATGTATTCAATGTTATTTCTTTTCTGTAAAAAAGTTTGTTAAAATTTTACCTATTACTCCAAAAGACAAAGCAATGATCATCGCAACTTTAATTTCTTTAGAAGTAAAAACTTTTTCAAGCTTATCAAATTCCATTAATGTTCCCATTGTTATAGATGTACCTACAACTAATAACACGTCGCCTAGCTTTCTGAACTTAGCAGGAGTTGGCTTATAATAGTTTTTTAATATCTTTTTCATCTTACCTTCCTTGCGCTCTATAATTCTTTTTGCTTTCTCTCTTGTTAGGATGCTTTTTAGCTTTTCCATGTTTCTTAGCTTTTTTAGTTAAAATACTAGTAACTGATTCTTTCTTTGCCATTATAAAGTTTTTAAAGTTTCGATTAAGTTAAATTGTGGAGAACAATCCTGCTTATCACTCCTATAAGATACATGAGTGTAAATACCATTAACACCTTTTAAAGCGTTTGCCGATATATCCCACATATCTGAGTTGTATTGCTTGTTAATTGCAAACTTAGCACATAACTCATTCAATAATTTTTTAAGGCTTGCTAACTGTAAATCATTGTATTTATGATAAAATTCAAAACCTCTAAACTTTTTTAATTGCACAACTTCGCTTTCAGGAACTTCCTTATTTACATAGTTATAATACTTCCCGCCTTTCTTAATCAATTGACCCCAATTACATATCTCAATACCAATACTACCTTTGTTAAGGCTCAAATTATTACCACTCTTTAAACCTAAATGATAAGCCCAATACTCTGGCTCAAAGGCTTGTTTAATAATACCAGCACCGTCAATTATATAAGCCGTTCCTACACGTTCAACGTTAAAGTTCCAACCATGTATTACATTGTCAGCATTAGAACCACCCGCCGTATGATGGATAACAATTTGATTTTTAAATTGTTTCTCTCTAAAATATTGGTCGTTATTTAACATTATTATTTCTCTAAGTGTTCAACTCTTTTCTCTAAAGCATCATGTTTAACTGCAATTGAACGTATTTCAATTTTAATTTCATTAACACTTTTAGCAATTGACATCAAAGCATTAACTCCTAAAGCTCCTACAAATCCAAGTATTCCTAAAAGTATTGTAATAATTTGAGTTCCTTCCATTTTAATTTGTTTTAACTAATGATATTGATGTTTGTAATTTGTCGCCTTGAAACTGTCCGCTAACTACTAATTGACGTGAATGTTTTTTTAACACTTCGTTAATTTCGTTTGAGCAAATTTCGTCAACTCTTTTAATTTCAGCTTCAATCAATTGTTGAGCCTTTTCTATTTCTGTTAAGTTTTCCATGTTACAAATATAATAAATTAGTTTTGAAAATCTGCGTCAACTTCTAATAAAACTGCATCGGCAAATGTACCGTCTTGTTTCTCAAAAGTTAGTTTGTTATTATCAATAACGGGATTAATAATTATTTCACTTCTCTCTGCTAAGAAAGTAGTTAAGTTGTCTGTTAATTGTGAACATCCAATTTGCTCTGGGCAATTAGTTGTGTTAAAATAGATTAGTGTTTTCATATATTTTTGTTTTTAAATTAAGCTAATAAACCCATATTTCTTAATGCTTTAACTACTTGTCCAATTGTATAACCGTCAAATGTAGCCGTATCGTTTAATATTCCAGAAGTGTTAGTTACAAATGTAGAAGCCGTTACCGAAGTAGTTGGTTGAACTATTGGAGCAGAAGCCCAAAAACCTAATTTTTGAGTAGTCGTTGTACCTATTCTTGTACCTGTCGATGTACCTACTGTTATAGCTACACCATCTTGGTAATTAGTTATTCCATAAAAATTTATTATACCGCCAGATGAAATCTCCATTCTCTTATTTGTAGCCGTATAAAATTCTAACGGCTGAGAGTCAGATGTTCCAAATAAGAATCTACCACCCGTTGCAAATAACCAATTTTGAGCACCTGCAAAACTTTGCATTCTGACTTGTAAACCTCCACTAACAGTATACATACTTGAACTTGTAGCGCCCGTTTGAGTATAAGTTGGAGCATTAGCAGTTTGCTTAATTTCAATCAATTGACCTGTACTACCAATAACTACATTACCATTAAATTGAGCCGCCCAATTATTAGTTATAGTACAATTAGTCCCTGCTATTGGAGCGTTAAATACGTTACCATAAGCGTTGGTAATAGTTGAAGGAGTTGTCGCAAAACGATAAGTAGTTGCACCCCATACGTTTTCAGATTGAGCCGTTATGTTACCCGTATTCCATTGACGTGTGCCACCGTTTACAACAAAACCACTAATTGAAGTAGAAGCCGTTTGTGTTGTATTATTTGGCTTAGTAAAAGTAAAAGCAGTTATAGCACCACTTGTTTGAAATGCGTTATTAAAAGCTAAGTTACCACTAACACCGTTAACAATTGGAGTAGTAATAGCAGTTGTAAAAGTTGGATTAGCTATTAAAGCATAAGGACTCAAATCACTTGAAGTTATATAACCACTTGGATTAGACGCATCGTATGGCGTAAAACCCAAAGCCGTTGTAACATTTCCGCTTGTTATTCCTGTAATGTAACCACTCGGATTAGCACTATCATACGGCGTAAAACCTAATGCAGTTGTAACCATTGAACTATTAATTCCGCTAATGTAACCGTCGGGATTAGTAGCATTGTAAGGTGTAAAGCCTAATGCATTTGTTACCATTGAACTATTAATTCCTGTGATATATCCACTTGGATTAGTAGCATTGTATGGAGTGAAACCTAATGCACTAACAACCGTTTTAGGTTTCCATAAAGTACTTGAAGTTTCATAAGTTAACACCTCGTTATTGTTTGGTGCAATTGCAGACACGTTATGTAGCTCTTCTAATTCGTAACCATTATTTACCTTTACAAATATTTTACCATGAATAGCGTGAGCGTATTCAACAAATCCAATTATAACCGTATGTATTGGAGCTGATGGTTTAATATTAGTTATCATACCAGCAACCGTACCACTCAAATATAAAGTATCACCGTCAACCCAAGTTTCACCTTGCAAACTACCCGTTGTATTTATTTCTTTTACTTGTCCACTTGTTGTTATAAAACCTTCTGCATTATTAGCAATAGTTTCAGTAACAAGCCCTAATGTAGTTGCACTATTTAAATCATTATCCGCTAAGGCTAAATCAACTTTTGGTCTTTGTCCGATAGCACCCGTAATTCTTACCGCTTGATAATTAGATTCTAATAAACTAATATTAGTTGCCGTTTTATTTACAACCCTTGCTAAAAACTCTTGTCCGATTTGTAAGGTTACATTACCGCCTTTTAATCCTAAGTTAGCAGTTCCGTCAACATCATTCCATGTTAATTTACCAACTGCACCCGTAGTAGTTGCCGTTGTATCTAATTGAACATAATCAGTTGTTATTCCAGCCGTTTCAATATTATTTGTTGTAAAGTTACCTAAATCGGTAACATTTTGTAACGTTTGCGTTTCGGAACTAACACCTAAAAATGATAGTGCACTTAATTGAGTTGAGCCGTTACCTATTTTATAAGTCCCCGTTTGTTCTAAGTAAACAATTTGCCCTTCCTTTAATACCAATGTAGGATTAGCAGTAAACCATGCCGTATTCTTATATCCTAACTCTAAACTACCGTTAACTATTCCCATCTTATATTATATCGTCTGTTATTGTTGTTACATTGCTTGTTATTGTATCTTTTATTCCTGATAATACAGTTACTACATACTCACCGCTTGTATTGAATGTTTGTATTACATTACCGTCCTGGTCTTTAATTTCAACTACAAATGAACCGCATGAAGTTGTTGAACCGCCGATATAAATATAATTATCATCAAAAATATTACCGTTATTAATTGGTAGGTTACATGAGTAGTTACCTATATGCGACTTAATAGATAATTCAAAAAACCAACCAGTTACCATGTCGTCTCTGTCTTCTGTATAATCAGTAAGTGTTGAATCTTTAGTTACTCGAAAACTTGGTACTTCGCCTAAGTCTTCAATCTGTTCTAAGTAATTAAGTAAATCAAAAGCTATCAATTCACAATCACTTAAAACGTGTGTTTCATTACTTTCATCTAAATTAACTTTGTCTGAAATATCAATCACAAATTTACGCTCAATAACACCATTAGTGTTAATTGTATTTGTTAGAGAACACCAAAGTAATGGGTATTGAATATCATTAGATGCACCAACTTCCCACTTGTCACCAAAATAGAAACTATTTAGGCTTTTGTGTTTCAAAGAAAAGTTTTTTAAAATCTCTATCGTTTGGTTTAATGTTAGCATATTCTTTTTTAATTTCTTTTAACTTTTCAATTATCTTATTCTCGTTTTTCTTACTCATAATTATAAATATCCAAAGTCTATTAATTGATCATTGTCGCTAATTTGCGATTTGCGAATCACGAAGTCATCGTTTAAAAATATTCCAGTTGATAAATTAGTTCTACTTCTATACATGCCCTCTGAATTATAAGTATTGTATAAAGGAAATAAACCAGCATTTTTAACTAAGTATTTAGTTAATAATTCTGCATACTCTTCAGCAATTGCACGCCAGTCATCCTTAACTGTTTTCATTTCACTTTCTGAAATTGGTTGAGAGTTTTCACTACTCTTAACAACCACTCCTTTATTTGTGTAACGATACTTTAAAATAGTAGTAGCTTCCATTAGCACATACCAATGTAACATCTTTTGAATGTATTTAATTATCAAATTAGTTTCATTACTATTTAAAGTGCCAGCATTTATTTTACTTTGCAAGTCATCAAATAATGGCGTACCTAAAACTTGTTGAAGTTTCAAATCTTGTATCATGATAATAGATGGTTGCAAAAGCTCCCAATCTGTATTATCATTAATTAATGATTTGTCTTTAAGGTATTGTTGTGATATAAATAAAGCGTCCATTATTTTTTAGTTTTTACTTTGATTGTTTGTGCTTTCCAAATGTGTCGACACCATGGAGTTGTTTCTTTTGTTTCATAATTAGTCCAATATCCACCTCTAAAATCCCACGCATTCATTCCAAACTCATTACTCATATTATCTATGTCTTCAAACTCCCAATGGTTATCTTTACTTTCAGCTAATAAATCTAAACAGTATTGTCTTGACTTACCTTTTAATGGAGCGTCTAACTTTGTTTTGTACTTATAAATTGTTTTAATTTCAGTAACATATTCGTCAATTGGATTAGTTACCTTTTCAATCCCTTTAGTAGTAGCTTCGTAACCTTTCGCATTGCTTTCAATTAATCCTTTTTCATTTAACCTTGCTAAACTTTCAGTTACATCTACTTTTAATAAAGCATTTAGTTGTTCAACTGTTAGCGTTGGATTGCCTTGTATTGCATTTAAAACGGCATCGTCTAATTCTGTTATACTAATAGTCAAAGCATCGGCAAAATACATTTTGTGAGCTTTTAACTCTAATTTCAAAGCATCCTGTGAATTATGAATGTGAGCATCATGTTCAAACAATAACTCAAACTCTTGGTAGTCTGCTTTCGCTAAACTTTTAAACTTAGCTAAAATAGTATTTGTTTGTTCAGCCATTTTAACTTGACTTTCAACAACCGCATCATTCTCATTTAAGAATGTTAAAGCGTCTGATTCTGTTAAACCAAAAGCACTAACCATTAAAGCTAAAGCACTTTCTTTACTTATTTTGCCCGCATCAAATTTAGATACTATTCTCATTAAGCCTTGAAACTGTCTGCCTGTTAAATTAGTTAAAGTTGAATTAACCGCACCCTCTTTTATTTCAATTCCGTTAGCATCTAATTTAGTAGCTACTAATGGCTCATATCCTTTTAACTTTCTACGTTCATCCTGAGTTAAGTCAGCATCATTAGTTAGATCGTAACCGATTGCATCTAATTGTTCAATTTCAAAATCAATCCATGTATTGGTAACCGAATAACAAATGTTTTCAATAAATGTAACAAATGTTTCTTGTCTTGGCTTAGTGTAAGTATTTAAAAATAGTTCGTGTGATTCTTTAATTGAAGTACGATTACCTAAGGCACTACCCTCTTGTTTAATACCAAACAATTCTGGATTAGTAATATTGTGTCCAGTTACTATTTTTTGTTGGTAACGCTTAGAAATAAATTCAAATTTCTTATCTAAGTCATCTACATTTAACGCTTGTATTTGTGCAGCTTGTCCGCCTTTATCAGCAAAGTTAATTACTACTTCGCCAGCATTGTCAGGTGAACATAAACCTTGCTCAAATCTATCTTTGATTTGTCTCTTAACTTCTGGGGACTGTTCGCCATTGAAAAAGGTAACCATTGTTCCCGCAGAGAATCCTTTTTTAACATAGCTATCATTAAATGTAGTTATATCAATATCACTTTTAATTTCAGATAAACAACCGTTATAAGGTACTTTTGCATAAATAGAATCCCATTTACTTTTGCTCGGTTGGTAATATTTAAACGTTGTAAAGAATGTACCTACTTCGCCCTTATTATATAATTCAAATATCTTAAAATCTGATGGTTTTTTAATCCAGTCTTCATTAAAATATAATTTAGTTTTACATTCTGATAATCTACATTTAGCATATTGCAATTGAAAAAACTCTTTTGGATTACCACTCATATCTGTAATCACTTGCAAATAAAAGCTATTAAACAATTCACAATCCAATGCTAACTTTTTACCTAAATCATTCCATGTTTCATAACGATTAGCATTATCCAAAAATTGCTTAGCTAATATTTCCTGTTCAGGATTAACCGCCTTTAAACCTTTGCCAAATAAATAACGAGCCTTTGCGTTTACAATAGCTCCATGTTCGGCATGCTCTTCAAAATAACGAATTAACTCATTTGGAAAATCATTTTTTTTGCCATACTTAATATAATCATACGACCAATCCTTTTTTATATCTGGACGTTTCTCTTCAGCGAATGTAACAAACGCTAAATTATTACTAACTACTTCTATACTATTTTTAGCCATTAAATTCTTTATATGTTATTTGTTCGCCTGTAAATTCATTTATATTTGTTTCAGTTCCTTTAACCTCAACACGTCCATTCTCAACTAATCCACTTGCATTTGCAACTACTAAGTTAGTAGTGCTTGCTTGTTGGTAAATGTTATATTTCCAATCCCCAACTGTTAAGCTAACACGCCCCGTTAAAGGTACTTCCGTTGAGGTTTCAATTATATTAAATACGTTAAAACGTTCTTTATTATTAGAGTAGTCCGCACTAATAAATACCTTAGTTTGCTTTGTTGAATCATTTGTAAACTCAAATAAATAAGTAGGACTTGTTATTGAAGTCTTTTCACTTAGTGTTAAAACTACTTCGTTACTACTATTTTTGTTTATTAAAATCATTATATTAAAGTAATATTAATTTAAAAAAGGGACTTGAATAAAATAAAAAAGTAGCCTTACGGGGCTACTCTTTAAACAAATAATCTATTAAAAAGATTAAGCTAATAATCCAGCTATAATAGTTGAAGATACAGATGCTACACGAGTGTAAGCACGTCCTTTGAATGATAATTTATTACCTCTAAAGTCGCCGATTGCAGTTCCTGACTCTAATCCGTCAGTTGCTAAATCCATTCCGAAGTCTTCGCCTAAATACCAATATGTACCGTCGTTGTCTTCTGCAATCATTACAACTGTATTAGCCATTAATAAACCTAATTCAGTTTGTGATGCTTGATCTAATCCTAACATTTCAACAGTAGCTTCAACATCATAAGCAATTGTGCCTACTTTTGCATCACCTGTTCCTGTTTGTTTCCACATTGCAACTTCTGCTTTTTGCTTGTATCTAAAGAAAGTTTTACCAGCCGCCTTAGTAATAGTAGTAATTACGCCAGCAGTTTTAGTGATAGCAGTTACTGTTTCGTATTCAGCAATTAAAAAAGACTTAGTACCAGCACTTGTTTTACACGTTTTAGGAGTGTGTCCCTGTGTTAATGAACATGCCATGTTTTTTTATTTTTAAATGTTTATATTAAGGCGGACTAAATTAATAGCCCGCCTATTTTATTAATACTATGCTCCGCAGTATAAAACGTTAAACGCTTGGTTAGCGATATAAGGTGCAATTGTACCAACGTGTTTAATAAACATTAAGTCTTGGTTTAATCCAACTTTGTTAATTTCAACTTTGTTGATATCAGAAGTTAAATCAGTTACCCAAAATAAATGCTCTTTTGGTGCAGCAATCATTGTGTTAGCTGGCATTGGAACGAAAACAATTTTTACATCGTTATAGAAGTATTCACCGTTAGTTACAACAAAAGCAGATTTAAAGTTAGTAACGATATTGTTGTTACTGTTAATGAATTGCTTGTTAACATGTGGCATGTAAATTACAGGCTGAGTTGCAGAAGCTAATACAGCAGCTGGGATAGCAGTGTAAACTTTCTCAGTTTCAGTTTGGATGTTAGCAGCAGTTACTACAACACCGTCAACTTTTAAACGTCCACCAACGCCAGCAGTTAATGTAGAGTTCCAAGCATTGTACATCATTGATGCAACAACACCGTTAAATTGTCCAGCAGTTAAAGCAGCAGCAACTGTTTTTTCGTCAGCACCGATTGAAGTGTTAGCAGTTCCAGCAGTTAAACCAGCAATTGTAGTTTTTTGAGCTGAAGTGATTCCTGACCAATATTGAAATTCTGAATCGTAAGAAATTTTATCAGCATACATTC